GCGAACGGGGTGTTAAAAAACAAGTTAAACTATCAAAGAAAGAAGAAGCAAGAATAGATGATATCATCCAGTTTGTTCTCAATTGTGGCAACCTTGAAAATACCTGGCATGCTGATACATTTGATGTATTCATAGGAAAGATAATCACAGACTCACTCACACTTGACCAAGGGGTATTTGAATGTGTAAGAAACAATAGAGGTGAATTAGTAGAGTTCTTTGCTTGTGATGGTGCTACTTATAGGGTAGCTGATTCTTATGATGATGATGCAAGAAACAGAAATATCAAAGAAGTTCAAGTAAAAGGCTACACACCTTCACATGTACAGGTATTCCAAAGTAGTATCCTTGCTGAATTCTATCCATGGGAACTTTGTTTTGGTGTAAGGAACCCAACAACAGATATCAGATTAAATGGATATGGGAGGTCAGAACTAGAAGATATGATTCAGGTAGTAACAGCTATTCTGAATGCAGATTCTTACAATAGTAACTTCTTCCAGGTAGGTTCAGCACCTAAAGGTATCTTGAAGTATTCAGGAAACATCAACCCTAATACAGCTGATGAGTTTAAGAAACAATGGCAAGCACAAGCAGCAGGTGTTGCTAATATGCATAAAATACCGATGATTAATGCTGATAAGTTAGACTTTATCAACACACACATCCCAAACAAGGATATGGAGTGGTCTAAGTATCAAGAGTTTCTCATTAAAATCTGTTGTGCTTTATATAAGATTGACCCTTCTGAAATTGGTTTCCCTATGCAAGGGTCATCAGATTCAAAACCACTGTTTGAAGGTAACAATGAAGCTAGATTAAAGTATTCAAGAGATAAGGGCTTGAAACCACTCTTGAAAAGACTTGAGTTCTGGATTAACAAGTACATTATTTCACAGTTAGATAAAGACTATGAATTCAGATTTGTAGGTATTGAAAGTGATAGAGAAGAGAGAGATGATGTTGAACTAGATATAGCTAAGTTAGGAGCATTTGAAACATTCAATGAAGTAAGAGCAAGAAACAACCTCCCTAAAATTGAAGGTGGTGATATAATCGGTAACCCAATCTTTGCAAATGCTCAACAGCAACAACAAATGATGGCTATGCAGGGTAACCAACAAGCTAACCAAAACGTTGAAGAACAAGAAGACTTTGAATCAGAACCAGAAGGGCCTGAAGAATTCAATAGTCCATTCATGAAAGCATTAGAACAAGAATTGCCTAGAATTTTAAGTTAAAAGATGAAAGATTTAATCAACAACATTAATTTGTTTAAGTATTTGACAGACTTCAAGATATGGATAGCTACTACTACACTAACAGCTGTGGAACTAGTTCCAACTGAAATCAACCCTTACAGTTGGATTAGTAAGTACATTTTTAGTGATTTCAGTTTCTTAAAGTGGTTGATGATTGTAATGTTTGTAGATTTAGTAACAGGTGTAGCCAATGTATGGAAGAATGAAGGTGTGAAGAAAGTTACTAGTAGAGGGCTTAGTGATACAGTCTTCAAAGTAATACAGTATGGTGGGTTCTTAATTGTAACCCACATCGTTACCCACTTTGAAATTGGTGGACAAAGAGCTTTTGAAGATATTGACTGGGTAAACAAAATGGCTTACCAATTCTTACTACTTATTGAAATAAAATCAGTATACGAAAACATTGTGAAGATTAACCCTAAACTTGATTTCATGGTATCAGTGATAGAGAAACTATCATCACTTGTAACAAGTAAAAGGGATGCTAATCTCGAAAACTTTAACAAACCAAAAGAAGATGAAAAAACCGTTAATTAGTATAGTACTAGCTATAATCGTACTTGGGATAGGAATATTGTTTGGAGTTAGAAGTTGTAACGAAAAACAAACCTATATTGATGGACTAGAGAATGAACTTTACTCATTGAAAGATTCTTTCCAAAGAGAAAAGAAAATATGGAGGGATAAAGATTCACAACAACATATTTCTATCAGAACAACTCAAATTACAGCTCCACAGTTAATCGGGTATGTAAGGCAAGATGCAAAGAAATTGGGAATCAAAACAAAACAGATTAACAGTAAGTCATCAGTAGTTGTAACTACTTCAATATCTGAATTGATACTGAAAAGAGATACAACCTACATTGATTCATCAAAGACTATTTATCCAGAATTCAACTATCAAGATGAGTGGTTAACAGTTGATATCAAACAGTTTGATTCATTAAACTTTATACTAAATCTCTCTACATTTGATACACTTACAAGTATAAAATATTGGAAGAGAACCTGGGTTTTAGGTAAAAAGAGATGGTATACTGATGTTAGAACTAATAGTCCTTATAATGAACTAATGTCTTCAATCTCATTAGAGACATTACCACCAAGAAAGACTTCAATTTACCTTGCACCTTACTTTGGAGTAGGGTATGATGGTAGAAACATAAGACCAAGTTTAGGGCTTGGACTAATATATACAGGGATTTCATTAAAACTGAGATAAGATGGCAAACACACCACCAAACTACAAAGCTAAGTTTCAGATTACTGAAGCATTGATATTTGAACTTTTTCCGAAGGTTAACCCTAAAAGAGGGAAACTAAACAAGAACAGGAACATACAAGGGTTTGTATATACTTTCAATAAGTATGCTGATTACTTTGGTATTGATACAGTAGAAGAAACAAGACACTTCATAGCTCAACTAGCTCATGAATCAGATGAATGGAATGCTTACAGAGAGTATGCTTCTGGTGTTGATTATGAGAATAGAAGAGACCTTGGTAACAGGTTTAAAGGGGATGGTGTGAAGTTTAGAGGAAGGGGGGGTATTCAAACTACAGGACGTACTAACTATGAAATGACTGGGAGAGAGTTACTTAAACTACCATTTCTTACACCAGAAGAAAAAGCATTATTCGAGAACAATAGAATAGTAAAGAACCCCGAACTACTTGAAGACCCAGTTTGGGGGACACTTTCATCACTAATCTATTGGGCTGAAAAAGATTTGAATGATTTGTGTTTAACAAGTTCTGAGTTTGTAACTATCAAGAGAAAAAACAACCTAGGGTGGTACAATTATAAATGTACACCAATAGAAGCTATCACAAGAAAAGTTAACGGGGGTGTTAATGGTTTTGATGATAGAAAGAGAGCTTACCTGTTGCTCTCACAAAAAATAAAATAACATCTATGGCAGCAAATAAGACTGAAATTACTTCATCACAGAAGGTAAGAGTATTATTGGAGACAACTACTCTAACACAAACAGAAATTGCAGACAAAGCAGGCTGTTCAACACACCTGGTAGGTAAGATTCAAAAGACCGAGAAGATAAGAAAAGAAGACTTTGCATTAAAGAGAAAGAAGGAGGAGAAAAGAATTTGAAGTTAAGTGATATCAAAAAGTTGTTAACTAATGACACAATACTTTCTTCAAAAGAAGCACTAGAATTTGGGTTGATAGATAAAATAATTGAATAAATATTCTTATCTTTAAAATGTGTTAGATAAGTTCGATTTCACTAGAGATGAAAAAGGGATTATCAGATGGACACCAAAACCCAATACACCACAGGTAGTAAAGAAGAAGACAAAAGGTGTTTACAAAGACCCACATCACTTCCCAGTACTTGTAAAGATTGAAGATGGTTTCAAATCTGATGCCACAAAGATGATTAAAAACAACAATCTACACATTATTCAATTTCTAAATAAACTATAACAATGACAAGATTTCAGTTAATCTCAACGGATGGTCTAGTTAATCTCTCAGTAATGACTGACCTGATTGATTATAAAGCAGGTGCAGCTAACTTCACAGTGATGGAGGTATCTAACAACCTTTCAAGTGAAACTGCTTTAGCATCACAGGTAAAGAATTATCTATACCAGTTGCCAAACAAAACCCTCACTATTGAAGCACTACAAACTTATTGTGCTGCAAATTACTTACAGATGACAGCTTTAGAGATGAGTGTTGGTGATGAAAGACCTTATGTAACAGAAATTACCCTTGCAGCTCCAACAGAGTTAGCAGGTACAGTTGATTCTGCTACAAAAGTTACTGTAGGTTGGACTAAGTCAAGTGGTGCTACTGGTTATATTGTTGAAAGAGCAACAAATGTTAGTTTTACAACTGGTCTTGTAGCTTTCACTGTAGGTGGTGTAGCAACCTATCAAGTAACTGGTCTTACAACAGCAACTCAATATTGGTTCCGTGTAAGAGCAACAGCACCTTATGCAACTACAAGTGCTAACTCAAGTTCAATTACTAAAACAACTTCATAATGAATCATATACTCCAAGAGAGACAAAGACTCATGAATGGTATTCATGGGTGTTATAACCAAACTGTTACTACAGGTGAGAACTTAGAGAAAGGAGGAAAGCACGGAATGATTGGTGAAATTCGCAACGGATACAAGAAAGTTGCGGAAGGTAAGTGGAAAAGGGTTTCGGAGTATGGAATGACTAAGGAAGAGCACGCTAAGAAAGGTAACGATTTAGCACAAAGGCGATCTAACATTAAAGCTAAAATGTATTATAACGAAGACTTACCGATTCATGATGACGAAGCTGCAGATAGATTAAGTAGTGAATTAGGACTAGAGGAAGAAACGCACTGGAAAATTCACAATCAGCTAGACGATAAGGAATATAGTGATTCTCATGTATTAGGATTTCAAGTTAAAAAATCTCAACCTCAATTCATCATCATCGGACACGGAGAATCAGGAATAAAAGCTCTTCAAGCAATTCAAAACTCTCTTAAGAAATCACAATCTGAAGAAGCATTAAGTATCTTTGTTGATAATAATATCGATGAATCTAAATACCAAACACCTTTTGCGATAGATTCAATCGTACTGAAAGGATTTTCAGTAGAACAACTTCTAATTATTAAAGAAGACACTAAAGGTAAATTAGAAAAGAGCTATATTCCGGAATTAATCGATCTTATCAAAGCTGATGATTCTGTAATTGAGGAGAAGTATAAAAAGAAAATTGCTGCTCTAAAAGAAAGAAGAGATCCTGAAGGAATTGAGAAATCTGATGAAGAGAAAAAAGAATCAAAAGAATTCCAAGGGTTAGAGGACGAGGGGGTAGTTTCTGATGAAGATGAAGATAATGTAGAGAAGGGTGGAGAAGGTAGTAGGGGAGGTAAGGTAATAGGTCATACAAAATCTGGTAAACCTATTTATATGGATGATTCTAAAGAAGGAGTTGGACATTTAACAAAAGACTTTACTGTAGATGACCATATAGATGCTTATGAAGTACATAATCATTTAGCACATGAAAATTGGAAGAAAGAAAAAGAATCTTATAGTAAAGGCATTAGTCTACCAACTAGAGGTGCAATTCATAATGGTGATGCTTTACAACATCTTTCAATGGCTAAAAGAAAAGCTAAAAGAGAATATGGATTCTTAGATACTAAAAATATTGTTAAATATAGAGATGGTATCAGTAATCACCACAATTCAAACAAAGAGAATGGACAAGATTATCACGATAGTTTAGTTGCTGGGTTAAAAAGGTCTTTACATGGTAAAGAAATCAAGAAATCCTTTACCCAACTTGAACAAGAACATACTATTAATAACATTCAACAACTCTACTCAGATCAAATTGAAAAAGGTGGCAAAAGAGCCCATGTAGGTGAAGTAAGAGTATGGGGTGGTAAGAAAATGGTAAAACACCAAGACGGTTGGGTCTATTTTGATACTTCAGGTAACGGTAAACACACCTTTGAAGACAAATCAGGAAAAGTAACAGCAGCAAATGATGACCACATCAGTCATGCTAAATCACATCTTGATAGACATGAAAGAGAAACTGGTGGTGATAAGAAAGAACAATTAGAAGCTTGGAAAAAAAGATACAATGAATCTACAGGTGATGATAAAGAACTTGCTAAAAAATGGATTGAAAGTTTAGGTGGTGAAGCAGAAGAATCTAGTACTTCAATTTCTGAAAAAGTAAAAAAACTTCATATAGACGATATTAGAAGGGGGATTGGTAAATTTATAGGTACTGGTAACTTTAGAATACACACACCGATTGAACATATAAAAGATGGTGGTGCTATTGTTAGAACAACAACTGAAGATGGTGATATGACTTTTGGGCTTGATAAAGATGGGAAAGTTCAAACAAGTGGAATGACAACAAAAGTAAAAAAATTAGAAAAAAGTCAAAATCTTTCTTTACCTAGAGATGCTAAAAAGAAAGATAGTAGTGACTTAGAAAAAGCTTTCTCTATATTATCTGAATCTTCTTTTTCAAACCAAATTGAAAAAGGTGGTAAACGAGCCACTATTGGAGAAGTAAGAACTTGGGGTGGTGAAAAATGGGTTAAACATCAAGACGGATGGGTTCATGTACACCCAACTACCTCTAAAGCTACACTTGAAAAACCAGGTGGTAAAAGAGAAACAGCTTCTGAAGACCATGTAAATCATTATAAGAAAGTTTTTGATGAACATAAAGGCATGGATACTGAAGAAAAGAAACATGCTGATATGGTTAAACATACTCATGAAAATATGAGTGATGAAGCTTTTAAAGATAGTTTTGGTATTACAAAAGAAGAGAGTAAAAAGTTAATTAAAGAAAAGAATTCCAAATTACATGATTATGTTTTTAGTGAACAAAAAACATCTGTAGATTCAACTAAAGAAGAAGGTAATGAAGTAAAAGAAAATCAGATAGATTATTCTAATGAGCCAGACCCTATACATGAACCAGAAAGTTATCATACTTTTTTACAAACTATAGTTGATAAACTTAATGACTCTAAACTTATTCCATCAACATTAGGTAAGATAACAAATATTAAAGCAAAGATTTCTAATGGAGATGCTTTCTACAATTACAGTTCTCCTATGGTTGATTATCCGAAAATTACTATAAGAGGAAACTACATATTAAAGAAGCCTTTCAAACAATCAAAAGAAGTAGCAGCACATGTTGCTACAATATTACATGGAGAAATCATTACAAGTGATTTTACTTCAAATAGTCTTGAAGTATGTTTAAAACTTGGTAAAGAATTAAATCTACCAGTTTTTGATGTAAATACATCAAATGGTAAAGCTTATCATCATTTACCTGATGGAACAAAACATGAATTAGATGATGAAGGCAAGATAAAAAAATCTGAAATCGAACAACATCAAGACTTACAAAAAGCTAGAATAGCTAGTATTTATAAATAAATCGATGTGGTACTTACACCAGAACAAATCAACGAGCTATTAAGCATCATTCATACCAATCAAGCAATTATAATTGGTAAACAACTCGGTCTTGAATATCTATCAGAATATGATAAGTCTTTACTTGAAGCCTCAGGTGTTGATGTACTAAAACTATACAATCCAGCAGAAGATTCAATCTTTACAGCCTTCCATTTTGGTATGTTAGCTGAATCACTTGAAAATGTAAAAGCCCTAAACAAACTGACATATCAGAATCTCAAGGATTATATAAAAGATGGTAAGTATATACCAGAAACTGAACTAGATAAGAGAGTAATTCAGAGAATAAAGAATCAAACCTACTCTGATGTAAAGAAGAATGCTGGTAATATCTTCCAAGATGTAAACGGAATACTTGATAACAAAAGTCAAGAAACATTCCTCAAAGAAGAAATTGAAGAAGGCCTAAAACAAAGAAAGACAGTAAGAGAAATAGCATCTGAAATAGCTAGAAAATCAGGTGACTGGAATAGAAACTTTGAACGTATAGTTGATTTTCAAGTCAATTCAGCCTATCAAGAAGGTAGGGTATCAATGGCTGAAAAAAATGGTTCACAGAAAGTGTGGAAAAAAGTATTTAATTCTGCTTGTAAACACTGTATAAGACTCTACCTTACTAACGGTTTTGGTTCACAGCCTGTATTATTCGATATCAACAAACT